CCAGTGAGCCCTTTTTGAGCTTTGATACTTTAGATCTAGCCATTTCTTATTCCTTTATAATTAAGATTTCGGAACTTTTGCCCATCTTAACCTTTGTGTTATCTTTACTTTTTGTTATATTCTTCATGCCGTAAGCCCAGTCCAGCTCAACAATCTTATGTTTACTGTACATCTTTTTGATTCTATCACAGTTGTTATAAGAAAGCGTCCATCCAGGATGAGAATCTAAGACTTCGTATAACGCTTCATGGTCGAAGCCTTTGTGTGTGCTTCCCTTGTCACCATACAACTTGTCTTTACCTTTCTCAAGCATATAAGGGGGATCACAATATAGAAAAGCGTCACTGCTTTCTGGGATAGACTCAGTAAAACACTTTTCACCCACAGTCAAATTGGGCTCATTAAACTCTTTTAAGCGATCGATGCTAGAGTCGGTAAATCTAGCGTATGCCGCCTTCTTTGAGTACCCGCCCGAAAGAGTTTCGCCCGAAAACGATGATCTATTTAGTGCATAAAAAATAGCTGCGTTTCTCACTGAGTATTCTTTTGTGTCTCTAAGTTCCTTTTGTAATCCCTTGAAGACTTCCTTCCAAAGACCCCTTACCGGGACGGACGCACTTTTCGTCTTATGAATAAACTCATCATGATAGAGCCGAAAAGAGTCAGCAGTATACACTAGCTCATTCTTTTCTTCTAAGAGAGCCTTCCAGAACCAATATAATGGTTTAAAAATATCATGAGCATCAATAGGTATATCCCTGTCCCTCATTATGAAAAGCTCTAGAGACCCCCCTCCGAAGAAGGGGGAACACAACTTATCAATTCCTTGCGGGATATAGTCTTTTATATGTTTGACTGCTCGGGTTTTACCCCCAGGGTACCTAAGTAAGTTGGACATACTTTACTTTAGCTGTTCAAAAGATCGTTAAAAGCTGATTCGACAGCGTTAGCTGATCCTCCGGTTGTGGTGCCGTACTTCTCAACCTCGTTGTTTCCGCTGTCAGTTGCAAGAAACTGATCGAGAATAGACTTCACCTCTTCAGTTGTCTTTCGTTCAAAGAGTGTGTCAAAGTCTGGGATAGTCTCTAGCAACTCTGCACATCTTTCGTCGCCTCCTACAGCATCGTCACAAAGGATTGTCTTCCGTGGTCGTGGACGAATATCTGTACGAGGGAAAGATGCGCCTGGCAACTTGCCGTACATAAGCTTCAAATCATTACCACTCTCTGGATCCGTGATGTCTCCATAGTCTGGATCAAGAACAATCGTCAAGAGCTTCTCATATGCCATCTTGCCGTATCCCCAGACACGAATACCTTGATCTTCTTCGCCGCGGACAAGAACTGGTGAGAAGAAGCGTTGCTTTGCAAAGAGATCCTTTGCTTGCTTCTTGCTTTCCTCTGTGCCCTCATTCCAAAGCTTGTTTGCAAAGTCGCAAACAGGACAGCCATCACCAAAGTTTCTCTTTGGGCAGAGAAAACCTGATGTGCCTACATTATAGTGGAAGTACCGCTCCTTGAACGGATCTCCGTCTGGTGTCGAGACAATACGAACATTGTTCTCACCATCTTCGGGTCGCCAGAACTGGTTCTTGCTTCCGTCACCCTTTCCATTTAATTTATCTAATTTTCCACGCATTGCGTCTAAATTAAGTGCCATGTTGTATTACCTCCTATTGGTATATTATTTTTTTGCACGTTTGGCTATAGCAGGTCAGCAAATCTCCTGACCAACTTATATAATAGTATCAGATTACTCTTCGTCTGTCAACTGTATTTTTGGAGAAAAACACTCGACATAGATATAATCATTTTCGTATTGTGTTGGGTAGATCCCGAAATAGGCTTTTGTCTCTTCGCCCATTCTGGCTTTAACACTGTTGGTTAGTTCTTTGAAAAAGTTTCCCTGGTTTTTTAGTTTTTCTTCGTTAATGCCAAAATAGTATACCACTTCCACCTCTTGTTTGAAAGGGGAAAATAACCTATCTTCGCAAGATATTGTACTAACCCCCAGAGAGCGTATGCGGCAAGATTCCCTAATACGTGAGAATGTTGACATAATTGGCTTAGTGTTCTTAAAAACCTCGACCATATGATAGCTGTCGCAAAATACTGAATTTATCTGTTTATAATAGTCGAAAACATTGATTGACTCCGTGAAGCCCTCCAAGGTCTTGTTGCAAACCAGAGTTATGTTCTCGAAGAGTCCTGATCTCGTGTACTCTTGCAAGATATTCCTCACAGTCCTCTCTTGAAGGACTTGCTCCTCCGAAAGAAAGTCAGTTTCAGGGTGAAAATAAACAATTTTTATTTTTAATCCCTTTTTATGTAAGGATTCTAGCAGTTTAAGGGAAAAAGCGCTACTTTTAGAAGCACCGCAGACAAAAAACGTGACCTCGCCCTTAATATTCCTGAGAAATTTGATTTTACTTAGAATGTTTAGGTTTTCATACTCTTCTGCAGAGTCCAACTCAGGGATGATATGGGTATTCTTCTTTTCTTCTCTCTCTTGATTACAGATTCTGTATATTTTGTAAATATCATATTTCTCTAGGCGAGTGACTATATCACACGCTGCGTTTCCTAGGGCTAGTATATTTTTCAAATGTTTATTTCCTTCATTTCTCCGAAGTTCTTGCCGATACTGACGTTTGATAAGAATCTACCAAATAAGTTTGTCTCGAATATATCTTTTATCTCAGAAACCATCTCATAGTCCTCTTTTGCAAAATCAAGCACAACAGAGTCGTGCATAGTGAAAGCAACAAAACTCTTGGTGCCCCTAAGCTTCTTCATAATCTCGTATGCGTTATTTAATACTATATCAGATGTTGTAGATTGAAGCAAGTAATTTAATGCTTTTCTTTCGTCCACTGGGAGTGTTCTACCAAAAGGAGTCTTAATGTTACCTCCATCATAGTGTTCTAAGTATGCTTTTTTATTATAATATTTCTCATATAGCTCATTTTCAGCCTTTGGGTTATAGAGCCAGGCAAAAAACTGAGCTTTTGCTTCCGATCTTGTGATCCAAGGCGCCATATCCTTCATATTCCACAGATGGATGTCTTCCTTTGGTTGCTCGATACCGGAGAAAGCCAATAATGTTCTTATTTCTGCGCCGTTGAGGTCTAGCTCTAAAAACAGGTCGTTTTGCGGGGTCACTGAGCTTCTTTCTTCTTTCTTTATGTTCATAATTGGATATGAACCTTTTGTTGTAGCAAGTCTACCAGTGGCCGAAGAAAACATATCATACTTAACCTTCTCTTTGACGGAAGAAACATTTAAGCTTTGTCTTGCAATATTTGTAGTCAATACGTGGATTTTGTGCAATGTATCGTAATCGTCTGGTTTTTCAATCTTTGAAATTACGTCTCTCATAGCCTGTTCCCTTAGCGAGAACCACTTGTTCATTAGGTGATCTGGCAGCAAGTCATAAAAACAGAGATCGGAAAAGTCTATCTTAGCAGTGATTGCTGCTTTCTTTTGTGCATCCAAAAGGGAGGCTGTAGACTTCATTGATGTTGGATCAGTGGAATAATCTGCTATATTCTGATTTCCTATAAAAAGGCTCAAATATGTATAGTCCTTGTCCCTCTCAAATACCGGAGAATGCCGCCAGGCAACGTTGCCGTTCTCTACAATTTCTTTAATGTTTTTAAAGGTGAATTCGTTTTCAGAATAGACGCCGACGCAATTGTTCTCAATATCTAGGGGTTGTATTATTTTCTCTTCTCTTCTCATATATCTCTTTTATCTTTTCCGCACAGACCAAGCCTATTCTTGAGACCGCATGCTTGGTGCCATATGAGCGATAGTCATATATCACCATTTCAAGCTGCTTTTGGAACTCTGATTCGTTATATATTCCAAGCTCGGTAAACCGAACCATCAACAGCAGCTCTAGCCATTGCTCCGCGGAGAGCATTTCGATTTCTGGACGGAATATATTCTCTGTTTTTCTTTTCGTATCTCCGTTATTATACACTGTTCTGGTATAAAATGGAACCCCTTTTTTCAAATCGTTATAG